TAAGTGGTCGTCACGGTTGTGCTCGCTTTGAGTGTGCTCCCCGTCCTTGCTGAATGTCAGGGTGCAGTTCTGGAAGTTCACCTTCATTGGGTCGTTGTCGAAGTCCTCTGCGTTGATACGACAGTCCCTCACGGTTGAGGAGAGTGACAGGACATCCTTGATCTTCCGGTACGTCAGGCTTCTGGAGCATAGGCTACTGAGTCTCTCATGAGCACCACCAGCCTCCCCCGCCTGTATCCGGAGCATGTTGATGTAAGCACCCACCATGTTCAACGCCTCGTTCTCGTCACGACCCCAGTACTGTCCATTGTAGTGGAGCCACCCTAACCCCTCCTCGTACTTGAGGTTACCTCCACGTTCACGGATAAAGGATATCGCTATCTCCCGCTCAATCGCTTCCGGGAAACGCCGCTCTTGACCAGTATCCTCTTCCCGGTTGTAGGCAGAGGATACAGTCGTACCAACCTCCTCCGGGCTAAGTGGGGGTCGGCAATAGACCTCGTTCATTCCCCAGACAACGCTGTATGCAATGTCCCTGGGGACACCAAGGTTTCTCTGGCGGATAGCCTCACGGAATATGGCATTGTTCCGTTCACCGCTGTTGATCACCAAGTCCTTGTCAGGAAAGCGGTGGATAGGGTAAGTGTTCCCCCTGGAACATAGCATATGGGTTTCGTATCGTTCGGCCCTCTTCATGTTGACAGTACCAGGGATACGCATGATCCGGGCAGGCTCGGCGCACTTAACGTCACCCTCCATAGACTTCGACAGTATCTGTAGCCTCTTCTTGAAGTCTCCACGTTCGTCCAACGTGTGTAGCGGTGCGGGCGTGTCTAGGCACCAATAGCAGTGTGCGCCACCACCAGTAGCGACGACGATGGTCGGGGCGGGATACCCCGCCAATCTAGCCCGCTCGTCGAGGGCTTCGAGGGTTACTTCGGGGTCGTCTACGTCAACCCACAGTGCCCTAGAGTGCAGCAGGTTTCCCTGCCCCCCATTGCCTTCTGCGGACCTGCGTACGGCTACGCCGAACCCAGAGTTAGACAACTGGGATTGAGCACGTTCGACTTGTGTCCATAGTTCGTCGTCGTCCCCATATGGCAGCATGGTACTGAAGTTTCCCGTTGGGTGTGGTGCCCCGAATCCACGGATGTTGATTATCTCGCCTTCAGTGAAGAGGGCGTCTAGTAGATCGCTATCCATTACTCTGAGAACCTTTCGTGTGGAAGTAGTTGCGCTACAAGTCCCCGTATGTGCGCCTTGGGTACTTGCAACTCGCCAAAGGGCTCGCTTGAGTGCGCCCTAAAAAGTTGTATAGTGACCGTGTCCTTGTCGATATGAACGCTGGTTACTACTTCATATAGTACTCCGCCGTTAACAATACGTTGACTCATTACAGTGCTCTTTCTAGCATATCGAGGAATCTCTCTTGTGACTTTGTTTTTGCGTATCGTAGTGCGGCTCTCTTGAAGGCGAACCTGCCCACCGTTGGATAGTGTGTTGCATACCAACCGTAGTCGTCCCTACTTAGAACAGGTCTACCGTCATGCGAGGTTGGGATATACTTCGGTGACTTGCAGTCCTTGTGCCCTTTATTGGTATACCATTTAGCGAAGTCGGTCTCGGATCCGTCTCCTCCTCCTGCCAACTCCATTTCACGAATGACCTTCCACCTATACTTCTGTAGATTGTTGTTCGATAGGTGGCATATGGCGGCTTCTGAGGATATAAAGTCGGGGTCTAGTCTGAGTTTGACAAAGTTGTTTATGTAGTACATTAGCCTGCTACGCCATTCGGGTGACTCTGCTCTGCCATGATCGGTATTGGGTCCATTACTATTGACGTGGCGCAGGTATATCCATTCGAGGTCTTCTGACGACATTAGAGGCGGGACTACTTTACGGAAGTCCTCTATTGAAGGGAGGTTGTACCTGATCATGCTTGGGGTTATTGGGTAGTGTTCGCCTCGTGCGCACATCTGCTCGAATATGTGGTCTTCTATTTTCATGGGTGTCTCTCTAGAGTATGGTGCCCAGGCATGCCGAAGCCTGGACACCATCGTTATCCAGCGGTCCTAGAAGGGAGTCTCCTGGGTTTCTGGGGCCCGTGTTTGTCTGGGAGGGGCCACGTACTCCTCTGATTCCGCCCATGCCTTGCACTTGACGAACTGGACATTGTTGCACTCGACAATGACAGCCTTCCGTGGTTCACCGTCACGAGTCTTGTACTCGTCAATGCGGAGGGTCCCGGTGATAAGCACTGAGTCGCCTTTCGCCAGATACTTCTCGCAGTTGTCGGCTCCCTTTCCGTAGACCGTTACGTCGAGGAAGTTGGTGTGCCTCCTGTCCGCTGAACCGAGGTTGTTGGCGATCCGGAACTGTGCTACTTTAGTTCCGTTCTTGGTGACGTCCGTCTCAGGGGAACCAACGAGGTTTCCTGAGATGGTGAGATTGTTGAACTGCATTGCAGTCCTCCTAACTAGGGGTAGTAAACGGCGGGAAACCGTACCATTGACCGGGTATCCGTGTCAAACATTTTTTTCGGAGTTATCGTAAGTCGGTCCGGAACACCAACTTGGAACCGACCAATCTTCTCGCTCTTTCGTCTGGCCTCTTGTCCACGAACGCTTCGATCAGTAGCCTTAGGTCGTAGGCGCAGACGGGGCAAATGAAGTGAACCTCTGACACGGCCTTGATAGCGGTAGGTATGTGGTCGTATGCTTCTTGACAGCGGTCGCACTTAAAAGTCATGGCAGTTCCAAACGGAAGAGTTAATGTGTCTAACCCAGACCCCATAAAGGTGGATCCAAAGCGGAAGTCTGACTATGAAGACATGATGCTTCGTCTTGGAGTAAAGAACAAGTTGAAGGCTGCTGTCGAGTCGGGTCACTCCTTTGAGGCGGCATGTGAACTGGTCGGAATACCTTATGAGTATGCGTTCTCCGCTTCCCAGACGGATGACGAGTTCCGTGAGATATGGAAGATATCGAGGGCGAATGGATCAGTGGACACGCTCCCTTGCCCTAGTACGGTGTGGCGGGACGGCCATGAGGTCAAGGCGGAGTTCTTGAACATGTTGGTCGAAGTCGGACTGTTCAATAAACTGGTACACATGGCTGCTCTTGCGGAGCCCGGAACTGTGCAGGGTGACAAGGTGTTAATGTTTTTCGGAAGAAGCATTCTACCTCAGGTGCTGCCCAAGAAGGATGAGGACGACAGTGATGTGGTACATCTCAACCAGAAGTCAGACAAGGAACTTGTGGAGATGCTAAGGTCCTTACAGAAGGGCAGGCTGGGCCTAGATGGAGAATGAAGAACTACTTCGTCTCATTGAGATAGAGCAGGAACTTCTTAAGCGCCGGGAGAAGGACCTACTTGGTTCTATCGACGCTAACGCTAGACAGCGTGACTTCATAAACGCAGACAGCAAGGAGACCATGCTCACTGGTGCTAACCAGGCGGGCAAGTCTACGGCTCTCATGATGAAGTTCACCTACCATATGACGGGTCTGTATCCTTCATGGTATACGGGCGTGCGATTCGACAAGCCGATCCAGGCTGCGCTGGGAGGGGAGACTGCACAATCAACACGTGACTTGTTAGTCAACCGTCTCATTGGCCCACCAGAAGATCGTGGCGCTGGCTACTTCCCAGAGGGTTCCTTTGACCCAGGGAAGGATATAACCCGTATGACAGGCGGGGTGGCTAACCAGATCGACTACTTCAGGGTAAAGCACTTTGACGCAGCCGGGGAGTTCGATGGGTACAGCAAGGCTTATGTATTCTCGTACTCTACTGGGTGGCGCAGGCTCCAGGGTTACTCATTAGACTTGGTAGCGATTGACGAAGAACCCGAAATGATGGTCTACGAGGAACTGTCTGCACGTACGAATGCTACTGGTGGATACGTAGACATCGCTATGACTCCACTGCGTGGTGAGACTGAACTGTACCTAGTGTTCGAGGGTGCCACCGGCGACATCAAGCGACTGATAAACTACGACATAACCAAGGCTACGCACATGGCGATTGAGCAGCGTAACCACCTGTTGAAGAAGTATGAGAACAATCCATTCGCAGAGGCACGGCTGTACGGAAGGCCAGTAGCCAGCCAGGGGTTGATCTATAACATACCGCACGAGGTGATCACTACTGCGGACTTCCAGGTGGGCAAGTACCACAAGCAGATCATAGGGATAGACCTGGCGCACACTACGGGTAAGTGGTCTGCGGTAAAGTTATCTAGCGATCCTAACTCTGGCATTACTTACGTAGTGCAGGACTTCAAGTCTGAGCGGATGTCTGTCGCTGATTTTAGCAGTCGGGTGATTGGTATGGGTGGTCGTGAGATCCCAGTAGCCTGGCCCCATGACGCAATGAGGGAGACTTCGTCAGGAACCGTAGTATCCCAAATGAGGAAACTGGGTGTCAATGTTCTGCCGGAGGCTGCACACATGATCGACCCCATGACTGGAGCCAAGACTCGTGCCCTAATGAGCATCATAGAGCGAATCCTGGACATGATGAATCAGGGCAACCTTTTATTCATGTTACGTGGAACTAATGAGATCCTGACAGAGATGCGGAGATATAGGCATAAAAGTGGAAAGATAGTTCCACGCCAGGAAGATCACTGCATTGACGCCTTGCATAAGGCAGTTATGATGCTACACCTAGCGAAGCCAGGGAATGCTAGGGCGCATATGCGGTCCTTCAGGCTACCTGAGCAGGACTTCTTTGGAGGTTAGGTTGACAGAAGTACAAGAACTATTAGCCCGGTTGGGTACTATGAAGTCCAGTCGCTCTGCCCATGAGTCGGCATGGCAGGACATTTCAAACTATATGATGCCCTTCAGGGGTGACATAACAACCAAGAAGGCTAAGGGATCGAAGAGGGTCCACCCGGTATTCGACTCTACCGCCATGATTGCGGCAGATCAGTTAGTCAACTTCATGAAGGGGTCATTGCTTCCACCGTCGCAGGACTGGTTGAGGCTTGTTCCCCCATATGACTTCACATATGACGACGTGGCCAAGAAGACTCTGGACGTTACAGCGCAGAGGGTTCTAGCGCAACTGGCAGACAGTAACTTTTATAGCGAGGCTACGTCGGTGTTGCGGGACCTGATCGTGCTAGGCAACGGCACTCTAATGATAGAGGAGGACAAGTTAAGTCCTAACTCTAACAACGGGATCACCTTCGAGTCTGTTCCTATAGGACAAATGTGGTGGTCCCAGGGTAAGGGTGGTCGTGTCATCATGGTGGCTCGCAGGTACCAGATGCCCTCTATTGACGCAGCCCGATTCTTCAAGGACCCCGGACCAGACGCAGTGCAGAACCTTTCACAGGGCAAGCAAATGGAACTGGTAGATTACTATCAGTTTGTATTCGAGAATGAGAACCGGGTGTTCGGTGGTCTGCCGTCAAAGACAACGAAGAAGTACAGGAGTCTCTATATCACCGAGTCGGGAGGTGGCCGTATACTCAAAGAGGACGGCTATGACATCCCCCCATTCGTGGTAAGTAGGCTACACCGTGTAGACGGCGAGGAGTACGGACGTGGTCGTGGACACTTAGCCAGGGCTGACGCTAGGGGACTAAGTGAACTAAGAAGACAAATACTTATCGCCGCAGGTAAAGATCTTAACCCGCCACTAATGGTTGAAGACGATAGCATGGTTGACATGGACCTGACCAGCGGGGGCATGCTAGTAACACGACCCCCCGTAAAGATATCCCCGAACTACCTTCGTAGTGGTGCTGACTACGCTGCTGCTGACAAGATTGCCAGAGACGACCGTGACCAGATCCGACAAGCGTTCCTCTCCGACGTTCTTGCTGAACCTGCTAGTCAGCCACGTTCTGCTGAAGAGTCCAGGCAGCGGCAGGCCAGGAGCCTTCAGAGACTTGCGTCCGCAGCCGACATCATTAACAGTGAGTTCCTTGGCCCAACCGTCCAGTCGGTGATTGGAATCATGGCGAGGAATGGTAAACTCCCTGAAGCGTCGGCTATGGCTTCTGCGGTAGGAGGCGAGGTCCAGGCGGTGGTGCGATTTGCTTCCCCCTTCTTCTCTGCACAGAAGCAGGAATCGGCGGGACGTGTTATGTCTTTCTTGGAGCGCAGGCTTGCATTGTTCCAGGCGACACAGGATCCTGCATATATCGAGGACATTGACCCGGACCGCTTACGCTCCTTTGATAGTAGGATGTCGGACGTTCCGGCGGAAATCTTTAGGAGTCAAGAGGAGATAGACGAGATCAGGCAGGCACGTGCTGAACGTTCTGCCCAAGAGCGTATGCAGCAAATGCAACAGGACTCACCGCAACAAGGGGGACAGAGTGGATAAGTTTGACCTTCTCATAGGCGCTCGCTCCGGCTTCAAGGGTCAGGAGTTAGTGGACTTCAATAAGGGTGCCAATGCGGCTGCGGCCAAGGGCGCTTTGTCTGGCTTGGAGACAGCAAGTTATCTAATCCCTATACCATTGAATGCCGTACACAAGGCTACGGTGTTGACGTTCAATGCTGCCAAGGCTTGGAAAGCGGCACGATCTGCCAAGGTGATTGGGGCCGCAGCGGCGGCACAGAGCAAACTAAACAACCCCATAAAGCACAAGGTTGTTAGTGTTGTGGGAAAATCCTTAGGACAGTTTGGACAACTTCAAGACGACATGCTTAAGGCTGGACGCAATTTTATGACTCACCCTAAGGGACTGCCACCTAGAGATCTCCGCCGTCGAGTAACCCAAGTGGTAAGCGAAGCAGCGGAAAAACTGGTAAACACACCATCTCCGAGTTGGATGGGGCGGGGAGCCAAGAACATAATAGGTCGGAACATCAGCAGCAGAGTGGTGAGGCCGACCCGTAAAGTGCTGAGAGAGTTCGCTGAGTTCCATGCTACGGCTGTGGGGCGGGGCAGCCCAAACCAGTTGTTCGCCAATATTTTAGGGTCGCCAATAAAGACTACCGGCTGGAAAAGGACCAGGGCGGGGCTAGGCTTCCTGGACAAAGTATACCATGGGGGTACCAACTCCCTCGGGACGTCTGCTCCTGTTCTTTACGGTAGGTACCAGTTAATGCGAGAACACGTTTCCAACGACACGGCTATTGGTGAGATGTATAAGAGAGGGACACAGAAGAATGCTCCTAAGTGACGCTTATCTTGCTGTGTTTAGTACCCCTGCTGGCGAGCGGGTTCTAAAGCACTTAGAGTCCATGTTCGGTGCTAGGGACACGATAGAACCTGAAGAGATCATTAATAAGAGCCACGAGTCTGAGGGGTCCTTGATAAGGGTACCTATCGACCCGGTGGCTATGGCTAAGAGGCAAGGATTGCGTTCGGCGTATTGGAAGATATTCGCCATGATAGAGAACGCTAGGAATGAGAAGAGTAGTGGAGAATAGCGAGAACCCGGTGGCCGAAGATAAGATCCTGGGTAAGTTCGACGACGTGGACTCTCTTGCTAAGAGTTACCAGGAGTTGCAGAGTCGCATGGGTAACTCTGTTCGTATCCCGAATAGTGAATCGTCCTCTGAGGAGACAGCGGCGTTTTACCAGAAGTTGGGAATGCCGGAATCTCCTGACGGTTACACAGTGGGTGAGGGTATGGAGGAGATGCTGGATGGCTTCAGGCCCATGGCGCACTCTGCTCATCTAACGCAGCAACAGTTTGACCACTTTGCCTATGCACAGGGTGCGGCAGCAGAAGCGGCGGAAGAGTCGCTGAGGGCCTCAGAGGAGCGCCTGAAGGGTAAGTGGGGCGATAACTTTGAGATGTCAAATGGGGTCGCAGCGGGTGCTGTAGAAGCCCTTTCTGAATACAGTGAGACTCTAGGGGCGGCGCTGGCTGGGGTTGACCTCCGTGACGAGGGATCTCATGAGTTATTCACAACCATCGGGCAACTGCTCATGGATGGCAACGCACCAACACAAGGTCAAGGAGACAGCATGGCTGGAGAGACTGATGACATGGCTATTGCCATTCGTGTCCGGGAACTAATGAAGACGAAGGCGTTTTCTGACATACGGGACCCTGAGCACGAGAAGACTAAGGCTGAGTACTATGAGAAGATCACCCAGTTGGTGAACCGTGGCTATGAGGGAGTGTCTGACGCTCGCCTCAAGCCGAACCCGTTCAGGGGGGTGGGACTTGAGTAAAGAGCCCGACAACATTAGTGTTGGAAAACCTAAAGAGGTACTTGACAAGGATAATGACAAGAAGTAATCTAGCAATGCTCCATAACCTTAGGGCGGGGCTGGCACCAGGGAAGACTGGCGAGTAGGGTAAGCGTAGTTACCAAGGTAGGCCCATATGTTTGGACAACCTTCCGTAGCAAACTTAATACTTTGTTTGGAGGAGATGTCTAGTGGCATATCCAGATTTTGGCACTTCTTGGCCCGGTACCACAGGTAACGTCGCCAACACGGCCTCAAATAACTACACACAGTTGTTCAAGACCGCTTATGCGGACATGATTCGACTGAAGGCGCAGACCTTACATTCTGCATTGTCTGATACCTGCATGCCCGAGGTACTTCGTGGTGACCCCCTGATGCTTGACTCTTACAAGTCGGTAACCCTGACGACCCGTGACCGTGGTCAGCAGTACGGCAACGACAGTGCTGCCGGAGACAAGGCGTACAAGGAAACCGACAACGAGCGTAGAGAACTTCGTCCTGAGTTCCATGAGTTCGCTGAACTCTTTGATCCTCGTGACGAGCGTGCTCTCATGCGTGCGATCCAGCCTGACGGTGCTTATGTTGCCAACGTGGCAGCGGCGTTCAACCGCAAGAAGGACGAGGTTATCCTCAATGCCTTCAGGGGTCCCGTGACTGTCAATGGTACGGCTTTCACAGACGCCAACACCGTTGCGTTGCATGCTTTCCGCAAGGACTGCGATCTCGCTTACGGTAGCACGACTGCGATTGCTGGCGGACTGGCAGAGGGCTCTTCTACCGACCTGCTTGGTGGACCCACTTCGGTTGCTCCCGATGCTAACTCAGCGTCTGGCAACAACATCACCGGAACTATTGGTGCAGCCGCAGCCGCTGTCCTTGCAGGAGTGACTTACACTGCCGGAGCGTTGCCCTCCTTCTCCCTTACACAGGAGTTTGGTT